AATACTTAGACTGTAAGTCTTAGTAAGCTCCTGCCAGTCAGCCATTGCCAGCAAATCAATGCCGGCAAGGTTGACTGACTGCACCATTTGAACCACAGAGGGGTCAGAGTCCCCCGCTGGGTCAGCCGGCGTCGGATAGCTAACCAGAGCGGCAACGTTCTGAACGATAGCCGAAAGCGTAGAATCGTTGACGATCTGGAAAGCCATACCTTTACTTACTCCTCAGACTGCTTGGACTTACCCTTGGAGTTCATCATCTTGGTCAGCGCTTCAATCTGCGCCTGCATTTCTTCAATCTTGGCGTCACGCTCTTTGAGTTCAAGATTCATCTTCTCAATCGGCGCGTTGCCTTTGGCCAGTTCAATGAACGCCTTGGCCGCACGCTTGTCTTCTTGGAAGCTGAAGAATTTCTGCCCCACAGAATCAGCCGCTTCGGCCAACTGCTCGACCGTCAAAATGTTGAAAAACTTGTATTCCTCAACCTTTGACGGTGTCATCTTCGGAAGCGATGACAGCGGCGTGCCTTCAACAGCACTACCCGCGCCAGCTTTCCATTTTGCATAACGGTCGGCAAAGCGCCGCTCGTCAATGCTGTCTACAGGCCGCTCCACAATGCTGAGTTTGTCCCCAGGCACCATGATGCGGATGTAATCAACTTCTTTGTAAATCGCACGCCCTTCCTGCTGGCTTAGGCCAGACTGAAGCTGTGGCTTACGAAAGAACTGCACAAACAAACGCTCGTCACCCGCAAACCTAGACTCATCTAGCCCAGGCGCGTCGGGGACGCCGCTCCAATCAGTCGGCAATGTGGCGGTATTCACCTGCATGATTTTTTCCTTTTAGTAGTTAGACAAAAAAGACGTGGGGGTTAAACCCCCACGCCATCTCCATATTCCACCTTGAAATCCGTACCGGCTGAACCACCGATACGCGAGCCTCCGATGCTCGCCTCATCCGCACCCGTCGTGCCGATACCTTGCGTGGCTGCCCCAGTGGACTGCGACGCGGCGGTATCAACGATGGCCGGTGCGGAGGAAGAAACTGCTGCTCCGTAAGAAACTGCCATGTCAACCTCCTAAAAAAGCCTTACTGAGCAGGGGTTCACCCTACCCAGTAAGGCAAGGTGAACCCCCACCACGGGGCCATTAGTTCTGGATGCGACCCTGGAACTGCGCACCACGGCAAGTCAAGTTGCCGGCCCAGCCAAGAATCTGCACTTCCGCGTCTTGGTTGATCGCGTAGCGACGATTCGGGCTGAGTGCCACCATGTTGCGGTCACGATGCGGACGCAACGAGATGTACTTGGTGTTCAGCATAAAGCCGGTCGCGGCAGGGCAGTACCCACCGATACCACCGTCAAGCACCACATCCGCGTCCATGAATTTCACGGTCGGGAAGCCGAGCGAGCCGGTAGCAGGATCGGTGAAGCGCTGCTGCGCCTGCAACGAACCCATGTAGTACGACCAGTAGGTGTTGTCGAGGATAACGAGGTCGGGACGATCCGAGCCACGCACCAACGACGCCCACAAGGTGTTCAACGCACCCTGAATGGTGGTCGCAGACGGGGTAACGGAAGCTACCGAGAAGTCATACAACTTGGAACGCCAGAACGTCCAAGTCGCACGGTCGATGCCACCGTAGGTGCCGGTGGTCGGATCGGCAGGCACAGCGGCGTTCAAGCCGGTGACTTCCTTACCCGACGAGCCGGTGCCGTCGCTATACACAGACTCAGCGAGCTTGTTGGCCATCGTGGCTTCGGCTACGTTGATACGAGCCTCAAGCAAGTCGATGAACGCTTCGCGACCGCTGTTCTGCAACATCTCCAAGCCGCTCATCACGACTGGGCAGGCAAGCTGCTTGATGTTGAACTCAGCAGCGCTGATCACGTCCTGAGCCGCAACCGGCAACAGGTCGTAGCCGCTGTAGAAGCCAGCGTTGCCGTTTTCAGCAAAGCTCAACTCCTCAAGGATGACGTTACCACCGCCAAAAGGCTTCACATTGCCGCGCTGGTTGAGCTTGGCGAGCAAAGCGTTGTTCTTGGTGACGTTGTCAGCAATCGACCGCGAACGATTTTGAATCGTGGTCGCAATAATGTCCGTAACGGACGTATTCGCAAATGCCATTTTAAATTACTCCATGAAACGGTTGCCCTTACGGGCATTTTCTTCCGCCGAAAGCAACTGCAAGTTGTTTTCAACGTGAAGGCCACACACATTCGTCCCTTGCAGCGGAACTATGTGGTCAACCGTCATGTTCATACGCCGCGCTTTGGCGTAGATGGCATTGATGACCTGCTTGTCAGCCCAAGTGGGGCATTGTTTTTTAACAACAAAGCCTCTTAGGATATTTCGCTGCCTTATCTTGTCGTAATGCCTGCGATAACGTTTGCGTTCATACCAGCTAAAGCGTTCTGGATCTTTACGTCGGGCTTCACGGAGCCAGAGTTTGCTGCGTTCCCGTGATTCGGGATGGCGCTGTCTTTCTCTAGCTCTAGCATTCACCGCTTCTTTATTGCGCTGCCGATAAGTTGCGCTGTAGAAACGCTGCTTTGCTAAAAACCGTTTGTCCTTTTCCTCACGCTTCCTGCGGGCATACTGGCGCACACTTTCACGCGAGCATTCCACACAAGTCCATGAACGCGAAAACCGCAACCCCTCTAGTTCAGGATGCTTTTGACACACCTTCCCTTTGTAGAGTCGTGGCTTTCGCTCCACGTTGTGGTTTTATCATCATCTAGTGTGAACTGCAAGCGCAGCTTCAATTGCAGACCGCACATCTGTGGCACCTTGTGTTGGCACAGCCAATGCGGGTGCGCCTGACACGCTGACTGCGGCGGCTTTAGCTTTTTGTGCCGCGCCTTGGAGCGTCTGCGCGCCTTTAGCTTTAGCTCGCCCTTCTAGCACTGCACGCACTTTGGGATTAATCATGCACGCTTGCCGGTAAGCATCACTCAAGCTAACTTCGCGGCCACGTTTTTGCGCTAATTCCATAATATCGGCCATTTCGTCGCGAACGTCCTCGCCAAACTCGGCCTTTTCTAAAAACTGTCCTACTTCACTAATTGCCTGCTGCTGTACCTGTTGAGCCTGCGCGGCTTGCGCCTGCTGGTACTGCGACATGAATTGCTGCATAGGGGCTAACTGTTGCTGAAGCATTTGCTGAAGCTGAACTTGGCCAGGATCAGTCTGAGGCACTTGACCTGCCAGCGCAGAATCAAGTTGCTCAATAAACGTGTTGCCAAATCGACCTACGCCAAATTGCTTAACAATGCCCGCCACCATTTGCGCCAAATCAGGCGCGGGGGCGGTGCGTAACCGCGCTGCGGTCGCCATTAAGGAATCAATCGCCGCCAGCGTGTTACCGCCCTCGGCTTTAATAAACATTTCGTACGGCGCAACAGTCTTTTGGATCGAATCGGCTAACTTTCTAGCTTCTGATGTTTCCTGAAGCGTACGCTGCACTTCTTGCTCACGGCGCATTACTTCAGCGCGGACATCAGCCGGCAATGCCGACCAATGCTCACGCACCTCTGGTCGCCACGACACAGGAGCCTTTTCTTTAATTGGCTCAGATTTTGGCCCAGGCGTAATAGCTGGCGTTTCTTGCGCTTTTAACGCTTCGCCAACAGACGGCTCTTCTTTTGCAAACTTACCGTCCGCACTGCGGACAGGTTCTGATTGTGTTTCTTTTGCAACAGATTCTGTTGGTTCTGCAACAGGCTCTGGCGCGGATACCGGCTCCGGTGCCGGCGTACTATCTTCCTGCGGAACAGCCGCTTCTAACGCGTCCCGTATCGTGGTGGGTTCAGTCATTTGTTATCGTCTCTCTAGTTGTCGTATCGCCTCGACAATGTCCGACCTGCGGACACTGCCACCATTTTTCATGTAATGCTCACGTTCTTCTTTGGCTTTGGCCCACGATTCTTTGAAGTCATCTGCCGTGGCATAGCCCATGCGTTTCATGTATTCGCGATGTTTTTTGCGTGAGCTAATGTCTGCGCCATCCGGTGCTTGCAGCCCGTCGTAGTGCCTATCGCCCCACAACGCGTCAGTGCGCGTATCCACAGGGCTTATCCGCTCTGCGGTCACTTCAACCATTTCACCCACATCTTTGTCGTATACCCATTTACGCCGCATACGATTTGTCCTTTGCCGTCTTAGCGGCGTCTTTAAAGTTCTTAGCAGTTGGCGCACCTTCTTCACCAGGCTTACGCATCCGCTCGCCACTACCCTGCGCGATTCGCTCACGCTTCCTTAAAATGTTTGCGTACAATCCCATCTTGCTCATACGTCACCATTTCACTCGATTAGCCCAATACGCTGCACTCATTGGCCCTTTGGCAATATTGGACGCGTGGCGTGCTTTAAACGCCTCATTGCGCTTAGAACCATCTGGTGAACCCTGCACGCCTTGCTGGCCAAAGCGAATGAGCTTGATCTGCTCGCCTTGCTTGGCCAGAACTGCGTGGCTTTTCTCAGGATGGCTTGGCGTGCGTTTAGGTTTATTGAACCCACCAAACTCTTTGCGCAACGCGTCAATTCTGGCTCCGTATTCGCTCACGGCACATCCTCCGCACTATGCCACTCAGTGCTACGCTTTAAAAACTTTGGCCATTCAACGTTATTGCAAAATGACTTGTCTTCAATCAGCACATGATTCGTTGGTTGCGCGGTGAAGCGTCCGTTTTCAAGCGCAACAAAGTAGAACTCTTTGCCTTGCTCCGGCTCTGCCGTAAACGCATCAGCAGTTGGCACCATCGTGAACATGTACATCCCGTCGTGTTCAGTTTTGTCTTGCAATCGAACATGTGCATTCATCCCTGACAAGAACGGATACTCAATCGTCGAAAACTGCCAGCCATACGCATCCCATGTTGCTGCTTGCCACGGCTCCCATGCCGTATCCGTTTTTTCCGACGCCAGCTTGTGTAGTGGCACGTTGCGGTACACTGCACCGCATTCCAACAACACATGACAACCAAACGCCCTGCCTGGATAGCTCGTTAAACCAAACCAGACGCCGCGTAGCCAGCCATGCTCGCCTATGGCATTCGGCTCTACCCACACATACAAATGGCGCGGTAAGGCTCCTGCGTGCGTATAAAGCAAACCTTAATCCTCGTCCGCTTCGTCCTCTTCCATCTCTGAAGATTCTTCGACTTCCTCTGATTCCTTATAAGGAATGTCCCGTAACTGACGCAGGATTTCTGCGTAAATCGTCATTTTGTTCATGGCTTACCTCACAATGGGCGGCATGGCGGGATTGGGCTGCATTGCCGCACGCGCCATCGCGTTCATCTGCACAACTTTGGCCTGCGCATCGACCGCTGTTTCACGCGCATTGGCTTCGCGTTCTTTGGCCTTCGCCATTTCCGCCGCAACCTCTGCTTGCTGCTTGGGCGACGGGGGAGGCGGCTGCATTCCTTGTTGCTGCATAGTGCCAATGGCCTGATCCAGCACGCCTTCAATTTCGGACGACACGCGGAACTTCGACACTGCCCATTGAAGTAATCGCAACAAGTACGGCGCAGAACCTGGCACCTGCTGTGCCATAGGTGCAACCTGCGACACGAACGCACCTAGCCCTTGCATAAACTGCACGGCAGCATCACGCTCTGCGGCATAGTCCATTGCCGCCATTGAGTCGGCCTCTACCGAAATGCGGTAGTCCGCTACGTTTTCGTCTTTGATTAGCGCAATTGCACCCTGCACATATTGCGCATCCGGCGTGCGCATAATGTTTGAACGCATGGCAATCGTCTCAGGCTGGAAGTGCTTGCTGATAATGTCAGCCTTAATGCGTAAGCCTTCAGTAATCCATTCGGCAATGTAGAACTGCGACAACTGGATACGCGTCGAACCAAACTGCGCTTTGATCTGCTGCGCTGTAGCCGTCTCCGACGCTTTAGACGATCCACGCATAACGTCCGAAATGCCCAGCACTTCGTAAATCTGCATGGTCTTGTCTTGGCGGTACTGGCGCAGTCGCTCAATGCAATTGACGACCTGTTCAATGGGGGCAAAGTCCACCTTGCCCTTGACGCCACCCGATTCTGCAAACATGGCCCAGTTATCAACGGGAATCAGTTGATTCTCAGCCGCTTGACTAAACATGCGTCCGACTGAATCACCCGCCGCCTTGTCATAGACGCCTGCGACCTTCGCCGCCCGCGTCAGCCAAGTAATGCGCGTGTTGATTTCGTCCAATTCGTTGAACTGATCCTGCGCAAAGATGTAATCCGCACGCGGCATAAAGTTCGACGATGTGACGTTTGCGGCCAAAGGCTTGGGACACGGGAAAAATCCGTCAATGCCAAGCGGGTCGTCTTTGACATCAAGAATGACCTCAGAACCTTTGGCCATCCAATAAACGCGCTTTGTCTCTTTTTCCCAAATCTCAAACACTTCCGCTTTGGCCCACGGGTCATATTTCGGCGCTTGATCGTTTTGCGACGACTTCTGCGTCGTTTGCAACGACACGGTCTTGCCGATTTCTTCGCCAAAGCGATTAATCAATTGATCGCGGGTCATGTACACGCGACGCGCTACCCAACGCACTTCGTTCCAAGTGCGGGCGGGCGACCAAAAGAAATCTTTCCAGTAAACGTAATCGCACGGCGCGTCTTCATCAACAATTCGCTCGTACGTCTGCTCCGGCACCAACTCTTCGCCCGTGATCGGGTCAAGCTCGGCAGGAATGACTTCTAACGCCGTCTCAACCTCATAACGTAGCCAAATCTGGCCCATGCCCACTACTAGCCAATCTTCAATGCCTTGGCGAATCGCGGCATCCCATGTCGAGACGTTGTCGTCAAAAGACTTGTTCAGCAATCGCTGCACAATCTGCCCCGCTACGCGGGCGTCATCGTCTTCAGCGTCCAAAAACGCACGCGCCACTGCCGCTTTCGGCGGACGCGCATACAACAAACTCAATAAGACTTTGGTGCTAGACCAGAATAGATTGACCCGCGACTCCTCTTTCTGCCATTCGTCGCGCTTGTCCAAGTACCGCCGCACAATCTTGTCGGCGTCATCGTGAAACTTCTGTAGCTCTTTCTTCGACGCTTCCATTTCTGCCGACCATCGCTGGGCTAAACCAGTCGGGGTGTCGGCGTAGTCATTAGCAGACTCTATGCGTTCGCTGTTTTCCATTTATCCCAACCTGCCGTAAGTTCGTGGTTGACAGTCCCAAATGTCTTCCAAGGCAAATGCGTAGTTGTTGCCGTCGCCTTGGCGCGTTGCGATAGTAGCATCAGGACTTGACTTTTTACCAGAAACAGGTCTTGTGGATAACGATAAGTAACGAAAAGCGTCAGATGCGTGGCTATGCTGGTCGTGTTTCGGGCGGCTGCGGTACGTTTGCGTCCGCTCATCCCACTCACGCATGTACGCCCGTAAATGCTCTAGCCCCTCGTACACGGCTTTCTCATCAAACCAGCATTTTGGGATCGTAAGCCTTGTCGCCTCAATGCCGTCCTGCAACGACATCTCCGGCACTAGGCGCGGGGTAATGCCTGCAATCAGGAATTGTTCGATGATGCTTTTGCCCGTTTGGAGGCTTTTGGCTTTCGCGTCGTGCGGGAGCCAGACTTGCCCGACTTTGTACGGACGCGATTTGATCCAGTCGATGTAGTGGCTGATTGGCTGTCCATCGGCTTCGTAGAAGTCGCAGACGCGGTATCCGTCTCGGGTGGTTTGCCAGCCCCACCAAGAACAACTGTCCGTGTAACCCAAATCCGCGACCAAATCGACCGGATTTTCTGCGTCAACGGAATGATCACCCACCCTACCTTGCTCATACGCCTCTCCAATTAGTTTTGCGTAGTACGCGCCTGGAATCGCTGCATCGAAACTGATTTCGTATTCTGTGAGATACGTTTCTTCCGTCATCTGCGCACGCGCATCGCGCAGTTCGTCAGGATGCAAGATGTTGGTCTTGCTGGCCGGTAACTCCAACAGCACATGCGTGTCAGGGTTTAACCGCGCCTCTTCGCGCATCTGCCAGAAAAAATTCTTGCCAGCCGGTGTGCCGGCAAATATTGCCCAGCCGCGTCGGTCGGATAGTGCCGGTCGCAACACGCTGTACCAAGCGGACGGGCGAATCTGCCCGACTTCGTCTAATACGACGCCGTCAAAGTACATACCGCGAAGCGCGTCAGGGTTGTCCGCACCGGCTAC